GGCGCTGATGGGTTTGCCACCGATGCCCAGCCCGTACCGTTAGATTGCAATATATTGCCTGAAGACCCGGAAGAAGTTAGTCCTGTGCCGCCGTATGTAGCGCCAATGGCCGTGCCGTTCCAAGTGCCGTTTGTGAGTGTGGTCGCACCAAAGTCTGCGGTGGTTGTGCTGAAGTTGTAGACGCCGGGCAAGAACGCATATCTGCCCCACTCGCCCGCAGCCGTGCTGTTGTCTTCCAAAAAGATATATGCCAAACCGCCTGAAGGGACAACGTCTATTGACCCAGAAGCACTATCTACAACAGTCAAATTACCGGTTGAGTCATTGTCAAAAATAAACGCAATGCCGTTGGGCAGCGTCGTTGCTACTGGTAATTTAAATGTCTGAGCCAGTGTGCCGTTGAGCTTTTGGAAATACCCCGAAGTCGCAGTCAGTGTTGTCGTGCCACCGGCGCTGGCAACTACGGTGTAACCAAGAGACAAGTTGTTGATCGCCACAATGTTGTTGGCGTCGCCGTTGATAGACCTCTCAGATGGGTATGTGACGAACACATCCTTTGTGCCTGCGGAGAAGCTGAGTGCGGAAGGCTGTGTCCCAGAACTGTTTGATAGAACTGTGGTGCGGGTCAGGGTTGTACCTGATGAGGCGTAAGTGCCAATACCAACTTCCCACTCAGACCCTGCTTGTGCAGCAATACAGTAGAACGTGGTGTTGCCGTTACCAATGACGGCAAAAGACTGAAACCCAGTTGAGGCTCCAAGCAGTGTCACTGCTCCCGTACCAGCCGTTGTGGTGGATTCTTTTACACGGTCTGCGAGTACGAGTGCCATATGTATCCTTAATCCGTTTCAACCAAACTCCAGTTGGATGTCTCCGCGTTATTCACCAACGTCCAACTCGCAGATTGAGAATTGTTGACATTTTGCCAGTTTGCGGTTTCGCTGTCATCCACCAATTTCCAATAGACAGGGAACAAAACCCCAGCCTGCCCAGAAGCCTGAACGCCAGACAGCGCTACCGAAATGTTTGTACTAACTGTGCCAACATAGCCATAAGCCACATCCCCAGTTTCCGGCACAACTTGGCTCTGAGTTACCGTGCCAACAGATCCCGCAGCCTGAACGCCGGACAAGGCAACTGAAACAGACTGCGTAACATCGCCAACACTACCGACAGCCGCATCACCCGTGATGACTTCCAGCTTGGTGTAGATAACCGTACCAACCAAGCCTGCGGTCTGCACCCCAGTCAGGGCAAGCTGTGTTTCCCCGCGATCAACAGTTCCGACAGAACCCGCCGCCGAGACCCCGGTCAGGGCAACCGTTATGGTTGAAGTGGGTGTACCAACATATCCGTTGGCATGTACTTCTTGTATCTCAGGGAAATTGGTTTCATCTACACCGCCAACATCCGGCTGGCACTGAACACCAGTAAGCGCGACTGTTACATCGCTCTTACCAAGTGAGGCAAATGGGCTTTGGGTAAATGCGGAGATACCAAACATGGTTTACGGCTTGCACCGCCTCCGCATTAAGTTGTGGCGAATCGCAACAAAGCTGTTGTTGTGGTGTTGGCAGGCATAGTCAAAGTGAACGTGCCAGCCGTGATAGTCTGAGAGCCAAACGTGTGAACGCTCACAGCGCGGTTGCCCTGTGTCGAGTTGTAGATCAGAACAGTGTCAAACGCTGTAGACAACGTCACTGCGGTATAGACCAAGCTTGCAGACGGCGTCCAATACGCCACGCCCGCAGTTGTTGAGGCATTGGTATAGGTTGGAGCAGTCGCGTTTGTCACCGCCACACCACCAGCTGTGTACCCCGCGCCGGACACTTCGCCAGATGTTGAGTATGTGGTGGTGGATGCGTTCAGCGTGGCCGAGGTCAGAAACAGCGCGCCTTTGAAAGTGTCGTTGGTAGGAGAAGTCAAACTACTACGAGAAGTAAGCGTAGGCGCACCAAACTGATGGTAGCCATACATCAACTCACTCATAAATGAGGTGCACATGCTTTGTGTGTTTGCCATGATGTTTCCTTAAAAAGAGGCTGCTTCGCCGCCAGCAAAGACGGGCATTTTCTTCAAAGTCACATGAGCGGAACGGTGGACAAGTTCGCCCTCCAACCAATACTCAACCCATGTGGTTAATTCATTGTCATTATCGACTGTACCTTCTCGCTTTTCAAGCAAGGAATCGTCCATTTCGCCTTTGGTTGTTGTGACTATCATTAAATGATCCTTATACAAGCCGAATAAGTGCCGATGTGCTGGTATCAGCAGGCATCGTTACAGTGAATGTTGAAGTTGATGTCTTGTCGTTGCCAAAATCTAAAACGCAGACTGCGGCACCGGTGGTGTTGTTGTAGATCAATGCCCCGCGAGCAGTGATTGAGCCAGTCCATGATGGAGAAGCAAATGTGACATACACAATACTACCAGCCGATGTCGTGGCAGTGGAGACAGTAGCGGCAATTACTTGCCCAGTAGCCACATAATTCCCGCCCGACGCCTCGCCCGTGGCCGTGTAGCCTGTGGTGGTTTCGTCAAGCGTTGCAGCGTTTGTGTACAGGGCAATCTTGAAGGCGTTGGATGAAAAATTCATCGTGCCATTCATCAACCCAGTACGCAAGGTATTGCAAGAGTAGTTACCGGTAAAAGCCATCAGGTCACCGCCTGTCTATATTGCCCAGACCGGTAAGCATCCTGACGCTCCATACCGTCACCCAGACGTTTGGCCAACGCAAGAGCTTCTTTGTACTTGCCGTCATACAGCGTAATGATGTCTGTCTCACCCTTCATAAAGGTGTATGCCTCAACCAAAGAGCCATACAGCAGCACGGAATCAAAGTTGTCGCCTAACCAAGTTTGACCTGAAGATGCGGTTGTGATTGACTCTGGGTAATAGTAATAGTGCAACTCAACATAATATGTGGTATCGGGTGTTGGGCCGACAATCAGCGACAACTCATTTGAAATAGTTGAACTAATAACTGTTGGGCCAAACAAAGCATAATATTTTGGCACTCCCGTGTCGTTTGGGGTTGGATACGCCTGCCGAATGAAATTCACATCTTTGTTCAGCAAATACTCCAATGTGCCTGTATCCAGATTGCCGCCGGTAACGTTTGTCACCAACGCCAAAGAATACACAGCCAAGAAGTCTGACGGCAAGGAAATGTATTTATTGTTCGTGGTAATCGGTGTGTACTGATTCTTGCGAAGAGATGGAAACTGAACCGTGTTGTAGATGCGCTGCTCAGCCTGCGTGATGAAGGTATTCAACTGAGTCGTTGAGGACACAGTTGCTCCACTCGCAAGATACGTCGCCGGGAACGTGTTCTCGGTGTAGCTCTGGATAGCCGCAATCAACTCGGTGTAGGTCATGCCATTGGGCCTCGGGCCATCAAGCCTTTAGTTGCCGCGCCAGTACCACGAATTTTGATACCAGTTGTTTTGGTAGGAGGGTAGTCCTGACTGCGTGTGTTTGCGACAGACACATTTGCTTTACGCATGGTCTCTTTTGCTGGCTCTTCGCCCACAACAACAGTAGGAACTTTCTTGGGTACTTTGTATGTTGCCATGTTATTTACCTCTGCCAGAGCTACGTTGATTCATTACCTTAGCCATGTTGCGGCCATACTTCAGCATGTCACTGTTGGTTTTGCCACCAGCACGCATGTTTTTAACCGCAGCATCTGGGTGTGCAGATTTCATGCCTTTAGCCATGTGTGCTTTAAGTGCTTTCTTTGCGTCCATCATCGACTCCTTATGTCGTTGTAACCGTTACTGTACCAAGTTCTACTGCTAATACCAAGTTATTTGGTGTTAGAGCAGCGTCAAAAAATGCGGAACCACCAACTGGATTCCAACCCCATTGGAAGATGCGACTGCCTGCCTCAACCGTTCCCGGTCCAGCTATTCCTGTTCCAGTCGGGTTTGTCTGCAACCCATTTGTCCCGGAAAGAATATAACTGCGGTCAGGACGAGGATTCCTCAAAGCCTGTGGATCGTCCACTGGGAACATACCCAACTGCAACTGAGGCTGGTCTGGATCCCAGCATTCTGGGCACACCAACAAATCGTACTTCTTCGTCTTGATGATCTCAGTCTTCAGGACGCTCAACTTGAACCGCTGGTCACATCGGTCACACTGGGCAATCGCGTATTTACCGCTGGCAAACCTATTGCCCATCGTTACCTCCCAATGTAGGTCTGACGGGGCACAAGTCGCAAAGCAGCTTTCTCATGATCTTCGTATGCGGCCATTTCCCATGCCTCGTCATACTGCGCCTTCAACATTGGGAGACGTTCCATACCGGTGGGGATTTTCCCAGCGATGTAGTACGACAGGCCAGCAGCCATACAGGGGATGAATCGGAAAGGAACGTCCATGATATTGACACCGCCACCAGCATCTTGGGTACGACGTAAGCGCCAATATACGAGCTGATACTGCTGTGCATTGTCTGGGGTGGGCCAAACGGTGACCGCTGGAACTTGCTCCCAGTACACAGCAGTGTTATCCGCATGGCTTGCCGCAGTCGTGTTTTGTTGGGCACGGAAGCAGTTATATAGGATATTGCCTGAGATGTATCCGTAGTTGATGATCTCGTTGTCAATCTTCACAAACCCGGCAGCTGGAAGGCCAACCACAGAATCAAGAGTGATCTGAGTAGAACTTGCCGTAATTGCTCCATCTAAAGTCAATCCAGTTGGAGATGTTTGGCCGTTATACCGCTGAATCCAAATCTGGATTGGTCTGGACTGGGTGATCTTGTTGGGAATTGTGGCGTAGGTAGAAACACTGATCCGAGTGATAGTCAGGTCAGCTTGAGTTGCTGATACGTTTGCGCCAGTACGAATGACATGCTCAAGCAGGTCAATGGTATCGTTTGGCAGGGCGTAAGTGTTTTGACCTTGGACGAAGTCAATTGTGCCTTGCTCGATTGTCCACAGGTTGATACCTCGGTTGGCCCAGTCAGCGAACATGATGTTCAAGCTACGACGAGCAGTACGCAGGTCATACCCGGTACGTAGCTCACCACCAGCACGTTCAAACGCCTCCTCGACCAAGTCGGTGAGGTCTAAATTGAAGCCTGACTGTCCAGAGGTAATTGCCATTATTTCGCCATCCGCATGTTGTCAATCAGATTGGGGTACGGTCTGCCAGCAGCTTTGGCGGCGGCTTTCGCTTTGGCTTTCTTCGCGGGAGACAGTTTCTTGTGCTTTTTGGCGGGATTTGGAGTGTCCCAAACTTGACCGCCTTCAGCGTACATGTCCACATCCTGCGGCTTATCCTTGCGATGAATAGTCCGTCTACCCGGCACCTTTGACGGGTTGATTGCGCCCATGCCGCGAGAGGCCATCATCGGATGATCGTCCCACGAGTTTTGCCACGCTGGGCACAGCCATCAGCACGAGAAGATGCAGTCATACCACCGCCAGCGAAGGGCTTGCCCATCTCGGTTTTGGTGGTTGGCGCAGTCTTCATTTTCTGACGCATTTTTTCGTCTTGCACTTCTTGCAGGGCTTCTTTTTCACCCGTAGTCATTGAGTCTTCTTTTGGTTTTTTTACGCCTTTAATCGTGACGTTGTTACCTTCACGGGTTGTGTCAAGACCTTTGTCTTTAAAACCTTTATCGAGTTCGCCCATAAATTGATCCATTGGTGAAGTTGTTGAACCACGAGATTCGCGTTTAATTTCATTTTTGGCTTCGTCTTTTGCCTGTTTTTCTTCGCGATACTTTTTGTCAAAATGATACTTTGCCACAACAGGAAGAGCAGCAATTCCAGCGCCGCTACCAATTACGGTTGCTCCGGCAAGTTTTCCGCCAATTCCACCACCATAGCCGCCGCCCTCAAGCATCTGGTCATCAGTAGGTTTTTTACCAAATTTAGCCATGATTTACCTCAATACATCTTGCATTTGGTTTTGCCGCGAGATGCAATCCCGTCAGCACGGCTGGAAGCAGTCATGCCACCGCTTGCCATCTTCTTGGTCTTGACTGCGCCGCCCTTGCGGAAGTTCTCAGCCATGCCTTTGGGGCCGGCCAGCCAAGCATTGGGGTTCAGTGTCTTGGCTTCCCGTGCAGCTTGGGCCGCTGCTTCTTTTGCAGCCAAGGCTTCTGCTGGACTCATACCTTCTGCGGAACGTCGTGCAGCTTGCGCTGCGTTATAACCGCGTTGGGCTCTACCAGCAGTTGCCAACTCTGCGCCAATTTTTCCAAACCCGCCACCCAAAGGAGCCAAGGCATTCATAGTGTTGGAGACGTTACGGCTCAATTCTGTACCGCTGACACGTTCGCCGCCTGTTGGACCACTTCTGTCTTGTCCGGGGATTTGACTTTCAGGCGCAGGCGCACGACGAGGTGCATAGTTCTTCATACCTTCAGCTGAAGAAGACACAGTGCTTTTACGGCGAGGTACGTAGTTCTTCATTCCTTTTTCGGAAGAAGACACGGTACTAGCGGGAGTCTTGACCGTCTCTGTGACTGAAGTATCACCAGAAGGAGTCTCTTCTTCCTTCATGTTGACGCTAGAGCCGCGACCAACACGCCCAGTCGCCATTGACGTACGACGACCTTCATTGCCGTAGTTGGCGTCTTCAGCCTCTGGAGCCTTCTTCATGTAGTCAGTAATCTGACGACGTGGCTCTTCCCGAGTCTCAGTTGACTCAGGTCGCGCTGCCCGGGTAGGTTTTGAGTCTTTGTCGCGGGTCAACATGTAGCCCAACGCACCGAGAGCTGCCAGTCCTGCTAAATCTTTTGCTCTTGCCATGATTGGCTCCTTTTAGCAGTAAGCTTTGCCGCCCTTTTTCATGCCCAGCGGCTTGGAGCCAGACATCTTGACTTGTGTACCCTTGGTTTTACCCTTGGTGGCAAGACCATCGCGGCTAGGGGCTGCGGTCTTTACTGCGCCCATTTTGGCAGAAGTGATACCGCCATTGGCCATTTTCTTTGTCTTCATCTCAGACTCCTCGTGTTTAATCATTGATGCGGGTGCGCCCTTCTTTTTCATGAAGGACACTTCTTTTTTCATCGTTGCTTTTGACTCGGCCATTTCGCCTCCCTTTGCGAATAATTCGTTCTTACCTTGATTGGTTTTGGGCTTGTTGATCGCCTGTACATCAGCGCGATTCTTTGGACCTTTACCAAACTTCATACCCTTGCTTGCTTCGCTGAAATCTTTGCCCACAGACTGGGGGACTCCGGCTTGTTTCGCGAATGCTGGGTTATGAGCCACAGCATCCATGAATTTCTTTTGTTTAAGGCTTGTTGCTGGCATCATCAACCTTTGGCTTGAATGAGTTGGTCAATTTTTGCTTCAAGGCGGTTAAACCGTTGGTCAATGTGGTCAGTAACTCTTTGCACTTCTGAATTAGTTGCGTAATCACGGGCAATCTCCTCGCGTGTTCGGTTCAATAAAATGCTCAGGCGTGCCAGCTCGTCAAATTTTTCACGAATGAAAAACCACAACGCCCCCATGACGAGGGACAGGCCAGCAGACCAGAGCGTGTTGATGTCCATTAGATCATTGTCCCTTTGGTTTTGCCACGTTGAGCAATACCGTCAGCACGGGCTGATGCAGTCATTCCACCCTTGGCCATACCGCGCGATTCGCGCTTTGTTTGGCTTTCAAGCTCACGATCCAAATTAGCTTCTTCTGATTTAGCGCCCTTATATTGGTTAACTCCACTGCCAATAAAGTCTTTTGCTTCTTTGACGGATTTTGCAAGTCTGTTTCCAGTGTTAGCAAGATGCGATGCGCCAGCACCTATTGGGCCTTTGCCACCGCCGCTATCACCAAATGCTGTTTCCAGACCGACAACAGCGGGAGCCATCGCAGTACCCATAGCCGCTTGTTTCAACCCCTCAGACTTGCGCTTTGAAATGCGTTCTTCTTCTCCAGCAGGGCGAATACTGTCGTACTTGCCGGGTTTGCTCATGCGGCGATTTTCTTTTTCACGATAGTAGGCTTCGGAGTCTTTATCCTCTTCTATGCCCATTTTGCGTTTGTAATCAGCCATTTACACAAACCTACCCTTCGTTTTGCCTTTGGTAGCACAACCATCAGCCTGTGTTACATACCCGCCATCAGCGCAGTTCCAAGCTCTCAAGGACTTGTTAATCCTCGAATCCGGATCGTTTGCGGTCTTGGCGCTCGTAAGCTTCGACTTCATGCCTTTCATACGGGCGCAGAAAGAGTCTCGCCTGCTGCCTCCCTCGGGTTGAGGGGGCTTCAGATTCATCCCTTGCTTCTTGGCAGAGGCGCGTCCTTTGGCGTTCAATCCGCCGTTGGGATTCTTCCCTTCTGAGCGTTGCCATGCGGGCGAATTAGCCATAGAACACCGTGGCAGCAATATTTGCTGGTGTGCCAACAAAGATACCGTCTTTTGCCAAAATGCCTTCACCGGGGACGGTTACTGACACAGGAACACTGTTTGTGATGTCAACTTCCATCAAAGCTTGAGCATAAACAGTGACGTTGCCAGACGTTGTTAGAGAGGCAGTGGTAACTGTGAATGCTGTGGTTGTTGTCACGGTAACGGTGTACACGTTGTCAACGGCTGTACCAGAGGTAAAGTTCAACCAAACACGATCTCCCGTAGTCAAGCCATGAACAGTGCTTGTTGTCACCGTACAGGTCGTTGAGCCGGGGATGTTGTATGTACCGCTAATAGTGCTGTCGTTTGCGAAAAAAACGTTTGCTGGAGTGCCAGAAACGGTATTGGAAACAATCGCACCTTTTAAACGGGTACGTTGACTGAGTGTTGTAGGCGTACCAATCATTACATGGAACGACTTAACGTCATACTGCATCGTCATAATCAATCTCCTGATTTAACAGGGGCCAAAGCCCCGTTGGGTTGATTAGGAATTAGCAAATGGTGTTGCAACAGAACCAGCGCCCATCACCAAGCCATTGACCATGTACTTGTTGGTCGCAATCGCAAAAATTTCAACCCATGAGCCAGCAACACCGCCAGTAGTGCCGCCATTTAAGTTGATGAAGTCGTTTGCTGCTGCGGCTGAGAAGCCAACCAAAGTAGCGCCATCAGTGTCAACATCATTCATGATGATTGTGCCAACGTACTTGTCAGTGCCGTTTGTACCAATCTTCAAAGAGCTGGTGGCGATAGTGGTAGGAACCCAGATTGTGTACACAACACCTTGGTTATTCGTAGTGCTTGGGTCTTGGCCGGGGCCGGATGAAGCAGGGTTAGCCGTGGTGACAATTGCTGGCAATGTCAAAGTAATATCCGCTGCTAGTGTGCCACCAACAGAAATGATACGACCAGCGTGATCGGTAGGGTTTAGAGTGGTGCTAGAAGTAATTGAGACAACAGCGGCTGGGCCTTGGTTGTATAAACCGCCCAATGAACGTACTGGGCCTTGAAACGTAGTGCGTGCCATGTTTTTTCCTTACATGCAAGTTGGGGTGAATCTGTCTGCATGTCGTCAGCCGGGACTGTCAGATACACCGGATGACCCCGGGATGGATGCAATATACACCAAAAGAAAAGGGGGCACAAGGCCCCCTTTCCGGTTTATCAGGCAGAGCCTGAAGAACCCCACATACCCAATGGGTCAGACCAGCCGAAGCTGTAACGCTCACGGGCCTTGTAACGGACGTTGCCGGTGTCGAAGTCGCCGTCCATGCTGTTTTGCAGCGGGGTACGAACGAAGTGCTTCAGACCGTTAGGTACGTCTGTGGTCAGGAACCAAGCGTTGGTGTCTGTCAAGAAGTGATTGACAGCGTAACCTTCAGGGATTGCGCCCATCTGTTTGATAGCGTTGATGTCGTTATCAGCAGTGGAAACACGCAGTTCAGTGTCAAGCAAACGCTTGGCGACGAACATGAGTGCTGGAGGCACAATCATTTTCTTGGGTTTAGCTGCGATCAACAAGCCACGCTCGTCTGTCCAAGCAGCGATTTGAATAACGGCGGCTTCCAAAGAAGTCTCGTTCAAATCAACTTGGGTGGTAGGAGTATTGCTGTTGACACCGCCGGAGATCAAGGGGTGGTTAGCGTTGAACAAAGACACGCCGTCGCCACCGGGGTAGCTGGAGCTGAAGCCATTGTTCAGGACGGCAGCAGCCTTGACCTGTTTGGTGTATGCCATAGCACGGGCCAAAGACTTGGTATAGCGGGCAGACAACGAGTCATACAAGTTATCTTCCACTGCTTCTTCAGTGATGGAGAAGCCCAAAGCGATGGTTTCGTGGGTATAGCGGGTTGACCATGCTTCTTGTGCATTGTCATAAGCGATGGCGGAACCCTCGTTTTTGACAGGTGCAGCAGAGAAGCCGGACAGCTTGGTTTCTTCCTCGAATGAACGCTCAGAGGTCTCGGTTTCGTAGATCTCTTTGTGCTCTTCGCCGTAACGTGAATACTCCATACCGAACAAAGCGTTCAATCCGGGGAGCAACTCTTTCAGTAGCTGTGCGCGTGAAATAGCCATGATTTAGCCCCTTTATTAAACGCCAGAGGCGATAGTGGTTGTATGAATCTCAAAGTTCCAACGAACGATGAGCTCTGGGAACACGACGTTGCCAGAACCATTGACATAAGATGTCTCAGGCACAACGTCAACGACGTTCATGGGCAGTGTTCCTGTGGTTGCAGA